AGGTAGGGATTGAACGTGGCCAGAATATCATCTCTTCAGGTCAGTTCTTGCTTATCAATCACCAAGAAGAAGAATACGACCATTACTATTTCTTGAAAGAGATTGGTCTTTACAGTCGTGACGATAACGGCCGACCGATTGATAAAGATAACCACGCAATGGACGAATTCAGATATAGTGTGAACGTATTCTATAAGCGTTACGCTAATTTTTAGCAATAAGGAGCCGATAAATGGGCATTATTCAATTTGTCAAAAATCTATTGAAGAGAGGACAGTACGCAATGACTACAGAAAGTCTGACAAGTATCACAGACCATCCTAAAATCGCAGTGACAAGCGCAGAGTATCGTCGAATCAATGAGAATCTAAGATACTATCAGAGTAACATTGAGAAGATAACATACACGAATACCGATGGTGTCAAGAAGCAAAGAGAAGCGACTCATTTGCCAATCGCTCGAACCGCTGCCAAGAAGATTGCCAGTCTGGTCTTTAACGAGCAGGCTTCGATTAAATTGGACGATAAAGAAGCAAACACATTCATTCAAGAAACCTTGAAGAATGACCGCTTTAACAAGAACTTTGAGCGCTATCTTGAGAGCTGTTTGGCCCTTGGAGGTCTTGCCATGAGGCCTTATGTGGATAATGGACGAGTGAGAGTGTCATTCATTCAAGCGCCAGTCTTTTTACCACTTCAATCTAACACGCAGGATATTTCAAGCGCTGCTATCGTGACTAAAACGATTAAAGCTTCAGGTCAGAAGAACATCTACTACACCTTGATTGAGTTTCACGAGTGGTCAAGCGACGGGAAGTACATCATCACTAACGAACTATACAGGTCTGAAAGCTCTGAACAAGTAGGTGGACGTGTTCCTCTAGCTGAAGTCTATGAGGATTTAGAAGAACAAGTTGAACTTGACGGTCTAACAAGACCGCTTTTTTCTTACCTAAAACCTCCTGGAATGAACAACAAGGACATCAATAGTCCTTTGGGCTTGTCTATCTTTGATAACGCCAAGAGCACGATTGATTTCATTAATACGACCTATGACGAGTTCAAGTGGGAAGTCAAGATGGGCCAACGCAGAGTGGCGGTTCCTGAGAACCTCACAGAGACTCGAGTAGTTAATAAAGACGGAGACGTCCAACTTGTCAAGCGTTTCGATACTGAGCAAAACGTCTACTTACGCTTATCTACTAGCGACATGGATGGTGGAAGCATCACAGACCTAACAACTGCAATCCGAGCAGATGATTACATCAAGACCATTAACGAAGGCTTGAGCCTATTTGAAATGCTTTTAGGTGTATCAGCTGGGATGTTTACATTTGACGGCCAGAGCTTGAAGACTGCGACAGAGGTTGTTTCTGAAAACTCTGATACATACCAAATGAGAAACAGTATTGTCAGTCTGGTTGAGCAGTCCTTGAAAGAGTTGATTATCTCAATCTGCGAGCTTGGTAGTCTTTATGGATTGTACGACGGTCCAATTCCTCAAATGGAGAAGATTTCAATTAACCTTGACGATGGTGTCTTTACTGATAAGAACAACGAGCTCGACTATTGGACCAAGGCTTTGGCCAGTGGCATTGTCAGCAAGGCTCACGCTATCCAAAAGGCATTTAACATGTCAGAGCTTGACGCTAAGAAGATGATTCAAGCAATCAATCAGGAAACGATGGACACGGCTAACAGCCAGCGGACGCAAGAGGATATTGATATTTACGGAGAGTGATTAGATGTCAAAAAAAAGACCACCAATCCAGTTCAATGAAGAGGAACTGCTCTTTAAAGCTAGCAATGTCGCAGACATTTATCATCAGCTAGCCTTGGACTTGTTCGATAACGTTGTCGAACGAGTGACAGAACGTGGTACGGTCTATCTTGATAAGCAACCGTATATCTGGCAACTTGAAAAGATGCAACAGATGCATATACTGAACGAGGAGAATCTGAAGCTAATTTCTAAATACTCTGGAGTAGCTGAAGAGCAACTACGCTATATCGTCGAAAATGAGGGTTTAAAGCTCTACACGGACACTAAGCAACAACTCATGGAAGATTTAGGGCGTAGATCTGCAGGAAATAGCAATCATATTCAAGAAATCCTTTCAGATTATGCAAATCAAGCTGTCGGAGATATCCACAACTTAATTAATACTACTTTGCCAATGTCTGTAATTGGCGCATATAAAGGCATTGTGGAACAATCTGTCGCTAGAGTTGTTACTGGCCTGTCTACGGCTGATAAGGCTGTTTCTGACACGGTCATGAAATGGCAAGAGAAAGGTTTTCAAGGTTTCAAAGATAGCGCTGGGCGTAACTGGAAGATTGATAATTACGCACGGACGGTTATCAAGACGACAACTTATCGTACTTATCGAGAAATGCGAACGAGACCGGCTGAAGAGCTGGGCATTGATACCTTTTATTTTTCAAAAAAGGCGTCAGCTCGTAAGTCGTGCGCTCCTTTGCAGCATGAGATAGTAACGACCGGCCGAGCTAGGGTCGAACATGGCGAGAAGATTTTAGCTTTGTCAGATTATGGTTACGGTCGGCCTGAAGGGTGCCTTGGTATTAACTGCGGTCACATGCTAACTCCATTCATCCCAGGGGCTAATTACAAGCCTGATTTGGGCGAGGATGTCGATTCGGTTAGTTCAGAGCAAGCGATAGAGAACGCCAACGCAGAAGCTAAGCAGAGAGCTCTAGAACGGTCTATCAGAGCGAACAAGGAAAAACTTCACGTCGCTGAGAAATTGGGCGATAAAGAACTGATAGACAAGTACAAGAGTAAGATAGGCACCCAAAACGCTGCCTTGAAAGACTACATTGATAAGCACCCGTTCCTGAAAAGGGACGAGGCAAGGGAAAAATACTATGACAATCCTTATGAGCAGGCAAAAAAAGAGGTGAAATCCAGAAAAAAACTTAAACAAAATTCTGGAATTGATTTCTCTAAACTAACAGATAAAGAAATCAACAATCTCGATTTTGAGGATCTTTTAAAGTATTTTGACTGGGCAGCTAAACAAGATGCTTTAAAAGAGAAAGCAGAGCAAGCTGCTTTGCAAGCACGAGAGGATAACGTTCCTTTGGCACGACGTGACCTGGTAGATCGTTTAGAAAAGAGACTTAGAACAACGAATTTTGTTAATGTCTTTGGAGAAGAAAATGCACAAGGTCTTTTAAGAGAATTGCGGTTCTTCCCGAATGATGATTTTGTGCAATCTCTTTACGGTTCAATCGATAAATTATCTTTTGCTAAAGTAAAAGAAATGTCTTCTCATGTGTCTGGTACACAAGTAAATTTGGCAAAAGGCGATTTTATTTACAACAAGAAATTTAATCAGAAAGCACATTCAATCGTTCTTCATGAATTGACTCATGGCATCGATAATATCGCAACTTATTTCGGTGCCCCGGAATTGGGAGCTAAAGCATTTAGCAGTCAGTATGACTTGTACAATACCATAAAGAAAGATATGGACAATTATATTTTCGGGGATATGAAGCTCAAAAGAGGAGCGTCTATGGATGAGAAACGAGACTTCTTTAATCTTCGTCAAGCTAAAGTAAGAGATTTCAAATCAGAATTACTTGAACTAGCAAAGAAATTAAATCCAGAAATTCGTCCCGAAGCAAATGCGGAGGTTGGTGCATTCGCTTCGGATATGATGAGTTCTTTCAAAAGCGCGGAATATGGTTCTCAGCCTTTCAATCATTCGGATTCGTACTGGAAAGATAAAACACATCGAGGGATGGAATTTATTGCGGAATATACTCAAGCTCAAATGACCCCTGAAATAAAATCGTTTTATGACAAAGTTTTTCCGAATTCTGTTAAGATATATAATGAAATATTCAAAGATATTTCAAGATTGCAGCTAGAAGACAAAAAACCTTTAAAATGGTAAGGAGGTCAGGATGTTTTTTTGGAAGAATGAAAAAATTTATAATCAATTCAAAGAAATCAGCGAGCGATACAAGTCTCATTTTGGCGAAGATTTTCCTGTATATTTGATAATCCCTTTCGAGGTAGATGAGGAAGCTATTTCAAAATATAATTCAGTCGTGAATTCGTGCATTAAGAAAAATGAAGCATTTGAAAAACCGATTGATTACGACGACAGAATTTATTAAGCACCTAGAGAAATCTAAGTGCTTTTTTCATGCAATAAATTGCTATAAACCACTATAAACCGTGTCG